CGCCCTCTGCAAATCAGTGTGGCATAAGCGTCCGTTGTGAAACGTGCGCCTATCTGTCGAGAGAGACTTTGGGCAATAGAGTGTTGGTTGCAAAAACAAACTAAAGCAGCGTCCGGGCTGACATTCCAGGCGCTGCACTCAAGAACTGTCTTGACTATATGATTGCTTTGATCGTATGCTCTAGAGAGTTTAACACAATGAGGTGACACTTATGACCCAATACACTCGCAACATTCTGGCTTGCTTCAAACAAGCTACACAAGATGAAATTGATCACGGTCTGACTTGGTATGCAGACGCTAAGTCTGACGCTCAAAGTATGGCTGACAAGTATGAGCTACCATTGCACATTGTTGTTGGTGTCGTAGCGGCATTGTCTCCGACTAATCGTTGGGAACGTAACCTTATTGACGCTGACAATATGCTCAATACGTTTGTATCTGGTGGCTATGTAGAAAGCTGTACACCTTGCACATATAAGACAATGAGAGATAAAGCTTGGTCTATACTGCAGACTACACCACATGACGCTGACGCTGTGGCATTCATACTCAATGGCCCTAAGATAACAGACTTCTTCTGGTGTATTATGGGTGAAGATGTATGCGTAATAGACGGTCACGCTTGGTGCATCGCTAACAAGGACAGACGCACAATGCAAGAAGTACCAAGCATAGGCAAGAAGCTACGCCAAGAGCTACAAGTATGCTACAGTCGTGCTGGTAAAAAGCACGGTATGACAGCCTATGAAATGCAAGCTGCGACTTGGGTTGCTTGGAAGCGTATGCACAATGTGTAAGCTTACACCAGATCACGAAAAGGTTTTTCTTCGCCTTGTGGCTTGTGGCTACATAAATGATGAAACTATAAAGAATTACTTGCCCCAAGTACAAGCTTGGTACTGGGGCTTGACAACCTCGACTAAATCAGACTAACCTTAACTTACCTTAACAGTCTTAGAAAGGACTAACATTATGTTTTACTGTATCGCTACTAAACCGCTTAATGACCGCACCAATGGGTTTCGCTTCAATATCCTTGGCATCAAGGGCTTGACCCGTAAGCGTAAGACTTTCAGCCGTGGCTTCAAGCTTGAGGCTGGTAATTGTATGACTGCCTTGCATCTTGGCAAGCGTACTGTCTACTTTGAGCGTAAGCCTAATCGTGTATCAACACGGCGTGTGCGTCACTTTGCAGGATAGGGGGAGTGGTTACCCTCTAAGAGCGAGGCTAGTTTATGTGGGTTGACTAGCCTTAGATCCCCCCGCCGCACTTGTTCAGTGGTGTGGTGGGGGTTACTAAACCCTTAACCTAATATATGGAGACACTACTATGACATTCGACAAATCACAACTAAAACTCATCCGTCAATCTATGCAAGAAGCACTGGATCAGGCTGGCATTAAAGATGTAACCATCAAGGTTGGTAACTGTAGCTACTCTGGTGGTGAGGCAACCTACAAGGTGCAAGTCTTACTGGATGGTGCAGAAAGTCATGAACAGTCTGCGCTGGGCCAGATGGCAAGCATGATGAGCATTGACACAACCAAGATTGCTGAGATTAATGGTGAATCTGTGTCGCTCACTGGCTACAATGCCAAAGCTAGAAAGATGCCGTGGCAGGTTAAATCTCTTGTAAGTTCTAGCCAATGGAAGCTTACCGATAGCCAAGCCCAGCGCATGTTTGGGGAGGGTTGATACCATGAGTACACCAGATATTTTACAAGTCTCTGCTGAAATAGCAGAGGCATGGCTTGAAGATGCTTACCTAGATCCTATCTGGGAAGTTGATGAGAACGGTGATGAAGTGTACACAGAGGATGCACAAGATCGCTTCAATGATATACTTGATGTCGTACAAGGCATCCTTGATGACTGGCTAAAATAAATGTGGTACGTAGCTACTATTGATAATCAGGGTTCACATCGCAATCAGATGTGGACGCCTGACCGTGACAATGCGCTTGACAGAGCAAATGAATTACTAGATGCTGGGTACAAGGTAATAATAGAAGAGGAGATTAACCATGTCGAATACTAACGTAGACAAGTATGTGATCAGCTTATACGACTACACAGGTGAAGCACTTGTACCGTGGGCAGAGGCAGGGTATTCCTGCATTGCCTATGATATTCAGCACGATGACACAGTTACAGATGTGTTTGGCAGTGGTGGCAGCATCAAGTATGTTTGGGCAGATATGTATGATAACTCTTGCACATCTGCTATCATAGACAGCCTTAAGGATAAGGATGTAGTCTTTGGCATGGCCTTCCCTGTTTGTACAGATTTGGCTGTATCAGGTGCGGCACACTTCAAAGCTAAAGCTAAGAAGAACCCTCGTTTCCAAGATGAGGCAGCAGCACACGCTGTATGGTGTGCGATTATGTTTGAAGAGTTAGGTGTACCATACTTCATAGAGAACCCTGTCTCTGTCTTGGCTACCAAGTGGCGTAAGCCTGACCACTCATTCCATCCTTATGAGTATGGCAATTACATACCTGACGATCAGGCAGAGCATCCCTTGTGGCCTGACTATATTGCAGCTAAGGATGCTTACCCTAAGAAGACTTGCCTCTGGACAGGCAATGGCTTTAACATGCCGTGGACTGATGCAGTAGAGCCAGAGCAGGGCCACAGTAGGCAGCACCTCAAGCTAGGTGGTAAGTCTATGAAGACCAAGAACATACGCAGTGCTACACCCCGTGGCTTTGCTAAGGCAGTGTATGAATTTAACTCAGAGGAGCTAACACAATGAGACTACTACTTAACACAGAAGCCTATCCAGACTACACACAAGACCAGCTAGTAGAGTGGCTTGGGGTCTTACCTCACTGGGTAGCCGAATATGCTGTCGTTGAAGATGGTGACTTAGTAGAGCATATGACAGACTGCTATGGGTTTGGCAGCTTGTACAAGTTCAAGGGTAAAGTCTTAGACAGTGGCACCTATATCTATCCAGAGGATGATGACCTTGAGCCTATCGCTAAGATGAAGCTTAAGAAGGGTGACGTTTATTTCTATCCCTATGCTATGATTGCCTTGCCTACCAAGGATGGTCACTATGTTACGAGGATGGACTAAGATGAAACACGTATATACTGTAAAGTTTTACGACAAAGACACTAAAGAGTTGGTGTGTTATTATAGCACCAGTAATCTAAATCAAGCTAGGGAAATGGAAGAATCACCTTTACAAAACGCACAAGTTAAGGTTTACCATACTGACGGACACAGAGTTTAACACAGGAAGGAATTACAATGCGTATCGAAGATCAAACAGTAGAAGTAAAAGTATACAATCACAACGATGCAGTAGTGTTTGTTTATGAGAACCGCCATGAAAAGACTGGCGAGAAGACTGAATCAGGCAGTGACATCTACAAGCACTGGCAGAATATAGTAACGGCTGTGCCTGTTGACTTTGGTTACGAGGCAACCTTGACTGACGTAGAAAAGTATGAGCTAGTCAAGAATGTAGCTGACTCACTGGCTGCAGTCTATGAATGGGAAACAGATGGCTATGAGATGGGTGTGTCGTTCTATATCAACCACAGACCTTACGTTAATTGCTAATACAACAGGAGACTAATACTATGACAAGCCAAGGTAACAAGTACGTTGTACCACTATCACACTACCACAACAAACTAATGCAGGACATTGATGATGCAGAATGGATGTCAGACTTTGAACGTGCAGATAGAATGGCAGAAGAGGAGAAACAAATTCGCCAGGATATTGAGAACGGTGACCTTTGGTATCCACTATTCTGATGTTTATACTACCAATAGTATTGTGTGTCGTGTATATCGCAGCGTTTGTATTCTTTATTAGATCAAGCTGGAAAGAGATAAATGGAAAGAGATGATGGAGAAAAGGATGACCCCTGTGATGACTGGAGTGATAGGCCCATACCTAAAACGATGCCTGATCGCACTCAGCGTCCTGTTAAACGTCCTATTAGGGGGCGCAAACAATCAGACTTTCAGCGCGAGAAACTACGAATGGCAAAAGCGAAACAGGTATAACATAGTGTTCCTTATTGATCTTATGATTGGTAAGGGCCACTGTCTAGAGTGTTGGGTGTACTGGAAAGTGAGGAAGAAATGGTAAAGGCTCCAAAGGGTAGTGCCCCACTGTATGATGTCGTGGACTTCTACTATCACAGTGTTAAGTTTTTGAAGCTACGCCCAGCAACACAGAAAGATTACGAGTATCAGATTGATAAGGCTGTAGCTACAGTACTGCATGATGGTAGACGCTTAGGTGAGATACGCTTTGAGAACATCAAGCTTAAGCACATTACACAGGCTTATGAGCAGTGGCTTCAGTCTGGTACTCGTACAGCTAATATACGGGCTACATACTTGTCTGCTGTGTGGCGTGTAGCTAAACAGCATGAGATAACTAGATACATCAACCCTATTTCATTACTTGACAGAGAGAAGGAGAAGCCTAGAAAAGTTCTATGGGAAGAGGCACACGTTATTAAGTTCCTTAACACAGCCTATGCAGAGTTTGACTGGCGTAGCATTGGCTTGATTGTTCACATGGCCTATGACTTTGCGCAGCGTGTAGGTGATATGCGTTTACTTAAGTGGGACTCAGTTAATCTAGATGCCCAGCGCCTTGACATAGAACAGAGCAAGCGTGGTGCTAGTGTACACCTGCCTATCGGTGATAACTTATGTGCTATGCTCAAGTCACAACAGGAAGCGTTTGGCTTCCAGGATTATGTTGCCCCTAAGCCTAAGCCTAGAGCAGGTGCTTGGGTGCCATACGAGAAGAGAGATATATCTATTGTTACCAATGACATACTCGCCAAAGCTAATCTACCTAGTGAGCTCCGGGCTATGGATTTACGCCGTACTGCTATCACAGAAATGGTTGAGGCAGGGGTTGACATTGCTGGTATTATGCAGGTATCAGGTCACCAAGACCCTAGTAGCGTTAAACCTTACATGGTCAACACATTAGCTGGTGCTACTACAGCCTTAGACAAGAGGAATAAGAACAAATGACACACTGGCCTAATCAGAGTAAGTATTTTCAAGATAGGAGACGTAAGCATAGGGCTTACACAGATAGAGTGAAGACTATGTTTGGTTGTAAAGTCTGTGGTTTCAATACGCATCCTGCCGCTCTTCACTTTAATCACGTAGATCCTGACAAGAAGAAAGCGCCTGTAAGTAAACTAATGGAGTACGCTATTAAGACTATTAAGGCTGAGATAAGGAAGTGTGAAATCTTATGTGCTAATTGTCACGCTATCCATACATACGATGAGAAGCATCACTTAATTAAGCAAGGATAAATAAATGATTGAAGTAACATACAAAGGTAGCATGGGTAATGACCTTTCAGTCTGTAACGCTGCCCGTGTTTCATTCGGTAAAGAAACTGAGTGGGATTATGAAGAGTCAGATGCTTACAGTTTTAAGCAACACCTCAAAAAGAAAGATGAGAAGCTTATACAATACTTAGCCAATCATAAGCACATCAGTCCCTTTGGACATTGCTTTGCCAGCTTTCACATCAAGGCACCAGTGTTTGTAGCTAGGCAGTTAGTCAAGCATAAGTTTCTACGCTGGAATGAAGTATCAAGAAGATACGTGGACTATGAGCCAGAGTTCTATGTACCTAAGTCTTGGCGAGGGCGTAGCGAAGATAAGAAGCAAGGTAGTACTGGCGAGTGGTATGATGAGGATATGGATTCATTACTTGAAAGTTGCCACAAAGTTTGTCTACACGACTACAAAGAGTTGCTTGATAAGGGTGTATGTCCAGAGCAAGCACGTATGGTACTGCCACAGTCTATGATGACTGAGTGGTACTGGTCAGGTAGCTTGGATGCGTTTGCTGATATGTGTAAGCTTCGCTGTGCGCCTGACACACAAGCTGAGACTGCAGAGGTAGCTTGGGAGATTGATCGTGTAATGGTTGACCTGTTTCCTGTGTCTTGGAGAGCATTAAGGGAGAATTATTGATGAGAGGTAACATTGACGGTGCAATCAAGGCGTCAGCTATTGTAGCTTTACTGATAGCTGCGCCACCTGTGTTAATAGCTATGACGTATGACGAATACCCTAAGTACTGTAAGCTGTCGATATTATTGCCATGTATAGGAGTAGAGAAATGATGTTAGCAAACATAACACTTAAAAATAACGAAGGTAAACGAGTAGCCTACCTGACCATAGATTCATCTGGGTATTATGATTTTACTTGTGAAGGTTTTGTAGAAAATGCTTGGTCTATGGCAGATCAAATGGCTGCAAATTTATCAGCGGATCAAGGATATCTAATTGACATGAATATACAGTTAGATTTAAGAGATTTGGGATGAATAAACAGATGAGTGACATAATCAAAGTAACAGATATAGAAGAACACGAGGATGGTAGTGCTACACTACAGGTAGAGTGTGACCCTAAGACATTCGCAGCTATCTTTAACGTAGGGTTTGTTGAGTTAGTAAAGAGAGGTCTGGAAGATGATAAGTGGCAGACCTGTGTAAGTTGTAATGGCCCGGCGCAGAATGATATGTGCGGGTTTTGCTTAGAGGAAGAATGATATGAGCCTATCGGAGTTGATCCCATACTTAATAGCATTGTCAGTAATACTAATGAGCATTGGATTTATTCCTGGGGTTCTGTTATACCTTGTCGTTGTTAAGTTAAAGAGGATGTTTAAGAAATGAGTATGGCTGGAACAATAGAAGACATGCGTTGGGAAATCAAACAGAAGCAGAAAGAGATAGATACGCTCAGAAGGTTTCTGACTAAGAACAAACTGATCAGAGAGTTTGATGATGAAGAACGCAAGAGAGCATTAGAGAGATATGAGGCTAACAAGATATGACACAAGAGATAGCGCATCAACCATGCCCCTATGTAGAGTGTGGATCATCAGATGCATTCAGCTTTAATACTAAAGGATATGGTAAGTGCCATTCTTGTCATCGTTCTTACCCCTCAAAGTACCAGAAATTTCAATGGGTTGCAGAGAAATACCCAGTACCACAAGGAACTACTATGACATCCAACGTAAATTATATATCCGAAAGGATAGAAACTAACCAAAAGGGTAGTTACACTGCAATGCGTGGTATCAGTCAGAAGACTATGGAAGACTACGGTGTGCTGACCTACCCTGATCGACAAGAATATGTTTATCCTAGTGGTGGTGCTAAGGTTCGTAAGTTAGATGAAAAAGTTTTCTACACTAAGAATAACTTCAAGGGTGATGAACTATTTGGTATGAACCTGTTCACTGCTGGTTCATCTAAGATGGTTACAATTACTGAGGGTGAGCTTGATGCATTGTCAGTGGCTCAGATGCTTAAGAGCAACTACACTAACCCTGTGGTATCTCTGCCCAGCGCAACACCATCTAAGAAGCTATGGGAGAACTGCACAGAGTGGCTTGATAGCTTTGAGAAGATTGTACTATCAGTTGACAATGATGAGGCTGGTAATGCTGTAGCTGATAAGATAGCTAAGCTATTCCCTAACAAGGTGTATCGTGTACCACATGACAGGTTCAAGGATGCCAATGAGTTCCTGACTAATAAGGCCGGGGCTGAGTTTAAGACTGCTTGGTGGAACGCTAAGAAGTACACACCAGAGAATGTTCTTAACAGTACGCAGGACTTTATCTCACTCTACAAAGATACACCTGATCACCAGTACATCCCTACAGGTATTCAAGCACTGGATGACAAGATCCTTGGCTTAATGCAGGGTCACTTCACAGTCATCAAGGCACCGACTGGTATTGGTAAGACAGAGGTGATGCGCTTCCTAGAGTACAACATGCTACAGCATAAGGTTCCCTTCGCAGCGTGGCACTTGGAAGAGACTAAGCTACGGTCACTGCTTGGCTTAGTGTCGTATGAGCTAGGTGATAACTTGACACGGCGTGACTTGATTGCAGAGAAGAATGCTGATGATGCAGTGATGGGTGCCATTGAGCGTATCACTAAGGATGAACTCTTCTACCAGTTCTACTTAGGTGATGGTCAGGGTGCTGATGCATTGTGTGATCAGATACGTTACTTTAGTCAGGCATGTGGCTGTAAGTTTGTCTTCTTTGAGCCTATTCAGGATGTCGTTTCTGGTTCATCTGAGGAAGGTAAGGAACAGATGTTAGCTGATCTATCAGTACGTCTGTCTAAGTTATCCGCTGAGTTGAACGTAGGTATTGTTACTATTGCTCACACTAATGACAATGGTGATCCAAAGTACTGTAAGATGATTGGGCAGCGGGCATCAGTCATCATTGATCTTAGTCGTGATAAAGAGGCTGATGACCTTGAAGAGCGTAACACTACGCACATATCAGTACAAAAGAATCGTCCATGTTCAGAGGAAGGCTTTGCTGGTATGATGAGGTTTAACACAGAAACGTTTACACTGAGAGAAGTTATATGAAGCATTGCATATCTTGTGACACTAAAAAGAAGAACGAAGAGTTTTACTCGCATCCGCAAAATAAGGACAACCTTCAAACTTACTGTAAAGAATGTACTACATCTAAATATCAAACATGGGTAGAAGAAAACTATGAGAGGTATTTAGTTAATGGGGCTAGAAACAGCGCTAAAAAGAGAAACATTTACTTCGACTTAAAACCTTCTGATATAGTTATACCAGATGTTTGCCCAGTTTTAGGTATGCCTATAGGTAAAAGATCTACGGGAAAACAAGGACACAAAGATGATAGTGCAACTATTGATAGGTTTGATAATAACAAGGGCTACGTAAAAGATAATGTATTTGTTATATCTTGGAAAGCTAACAATATTAAATCTAATGGTACATACGAAGAAATAATGAAAGTAGCGGAATGGGTAAGGAAAACAAGTGACAGTATTTGATATAGAAACAGACGGACTAGATCCAACTAAGATACACGTACTATCTTGGGAAGATGAACTTGGTAAGATTCAACACACGCATGACTATGTGGCTATGCGTATCTTCTTTGAGGAAGCTACGATCCTCATTGGTCACAACATTGTACGGTATGACATACCTGCCGTAGAGAAGATCTTAGGCATCAAGGTAACAGCTACGCTAGTGGACACTCTAGCTGTGTCTTGGTACATCAATCACACTAGACCTAAGCATGGCCTAGAGGGTTATGGTGAGTACTACAACGTCAAGAAGCCTGAGATTACTGACTGGGAAAACTTAACTAAAGAAGAGTATGCCCATCGCTGTAACGAGGATGTCAAGATCAATGTACGTCTATGGCGTGACTTGGATATCAAACTATCTAAGTTGTATCCTGATGTGAATAACAAGTGGGATCTACTAAACTACTTGACCTTCAAGATGCAGTGCGCTGCAGAACAGGAAGCATTGAAGTGGAAGCTTGATGTAGACAAGGCTAACAAGTACCTCGCTGAGTGGGGTGACATGAAGGAAGACAAGATTGAACAGCTTGCAGAGGCTATGCCTAAGCGTGTGCTAACTAAGGTACAGCAACGTCCAAAGGTTATGTACAAGAAAGATGGTGAGCTATCCTCGCATGGGGAACGCTTTGAGGAGTTACGCAAGGAGTATCGACAGCCAGAGAATGTACAGTCTTTTGTCGTTAAGACTGGTGAGGTTCGTGGTAACCCCAGTTCACCAGAGCAAGTCAAGGACTGGCTGTACTCTATTGGTTGGGTTCCTCGTACATTCAAGTTTGTCCGGGGTTCAGACGATCAGGAGAAGCAGATACCACAGATCCGTAGAGAGGGTGAACTATGCCCATCAGTTAAAGATCTAGTGTCAGAAGATCCTGCAGTGTCTATCTTGGATGGCCTGTCTGTCCTGAGTCACCGCATCTCAGTCTTGAAGGGCATGGTTGAGCATGAGGTAGATGGTTATGTACAGGCTACTGTCGCTGGTATGACTAACACCCTACGGTTTAAACACGCAAAGCCACTGGTCAATATACCCTCAGTAGAGAAGCCCTACGGTAAAGAGATACGTGGGTGTCTTACTGCACCAGAGGGTTACACCTTATGTGGGGCTGACATGACTAGCCTAGAGGATACAACCAAGCGTCACTACATGAAACCACTTGACCCTAACTACGTAGCTGAGATGTCTAAGGAAGGGTTTGACCCTCACCTTGATCTAGCTAAACATGCTGGTATCATTACTCAAGAGGATATCGACAAGCATAACTCAGGGGAAAAGTCTCTAAAGTCTCTGCGTAAGAACTACAAGGTGGTAAACTACTCCGCTACCTATGGTGTAGGAGCCGCTAAGCTGGCCCGTGAGACAGGTATGTCAAAGAAGGAAGCTCAGAAGCTACTAGATGCATTTTGGTCACGTAACTGGTCAGTACAGAAGGTAGCGACAACACTGCGTAAGCGTGAACTGTTTGGTGGTATGTGGGTACAGAACCCTGTGTCTGGCTTCTGGTACAGCCTACGCAGCGAGAAGGACCGTTTCTCTACACTCAATCAAGGCACTGGTGTTTACTGCTTTGATAACTGGGTGAAGAAGTGTCGTGAGAAAGGTATCAAGACAGTTGGTCAATTCCACGATGAGATTATTGCACTTGTAAAAGAAGGGGATCAGATAGAAACAGCAATGAATATGAACTACTCTATCCAAGAACTAAACGAACAGCTTAAACTAAATGTGGATCTTGGGGTTGACGCACAGTTTGGAAAAACTTATGCAGAGATACACTAATTTGCTTGACATGGATAGTGGTATAAGCTATAACTAAGTCTCTTTAACGCTCAGAAAGGAACAACAATGAGCATGGAATTAACAGTCGGAACTGAAATGGGTAAGTCATTAGAAGAGCTAATGGGTATTGCCAATATGGGCGGTAGTACAGAAAGTAAACAGCCCTCTCTAGCTAGGGTAGGTATGATCCACCAAGCTGTAATGGGTGATGTAGATGTGGGTGGTAAGACACTACGCACAGAAGTTCTACCTATTGGAACATATCAAGTAGAGATTGGTGATGATAAAGTCTACAGCGCCAAGGTTTCTATTCGTGTGTTTGCTACTCGACAGCGTTGGCAGCGCTGGAACAATGCAACAGAAGAGATGGAGAAGACTGTTATGTCAACATCTCTGTCAAAGGATCTCAAGGATAACTTGGGTGGCTACAATATTGGACGCCCCTCTGGTTACATTGAGGACTTCAACGCACTACCTGACGCAACTAAGGATCATATGCGTTCAGTTAAGAAGGTTAAGGTATTCATGGGCCTTATCACTATTGATAACCCTATGGATGAGACTGGTAACCCAGTTGATATCAAGGTAGAGGATGTACCGTTTGTTATGGACATCAAGAACCTTGATAGCCTTAAGTCTCTGGACACAGCTATGGGGCGTA